AGGGGTGCGACAAATTCCGCCCGAGAAGATCGGCGGCGACAAAGGCGACCCTCGGAGGGCTGACCACCGCAGTAAAGAGAAAGAAGGAAACGCAATGAGCTCGCCGCGCTATATCTGGTGGAGCTATGTCAAGGGCATGATCCGAAAATTCCCAGAGCGGGCGGAACGGCTGCAAGATATGAAAGACCCGCCTGCAGAAATCGATCTGAGCGGGATGCCCAAAGGCGCAGGGAAGATCGGACGACCTACGGAACAGCTCGCCATCGCTCAGCTGCCGCCGACCGAGCAGAAAGAATATGAAGCGGTCCGCGCTGCCCTGCGGGAAACTCTGGGACTGTCAAACGGAAAGCTTCGGATTCGGCTGATCCGGATGGTGTTCTGGAAGCGAACCCACACGGTGCAGGGTGCAGCTCTCCGGCTGTACGTTTCAGAAAAGACAGCCAAACGGTGGCACCGATCTTTTATCCTTCTTGTGGCGAAAAAAGCGGGGCTTTTAACGGAAGTTGACCCCTTAGAGCCAAAAAAATGAGGTAAAATGATAGTGTCGAGAAAGACCGAAAGGTCAGAACGACCCACCGCTCCCGACCTTGCCCAACGGGAGCGGCTCCCTTATCCGGACTTCGGACAGACAGCGATTGCAGGCGCTGGCAGGCTCACCACCTGCGGTCCGGCGTTTCATCCATGCGGATGCGGCATGCGATACCTCCTTTCTCCTCACGGTTCAGCTGTGCGAAAGCATCGAGGAAATAAGCTGACCACCGCCGAGCGGGCTTTTCCTTCGGGAAGGGCTAACCGGACATTAGCCCGAAACGAAAACCTCGCCGGCATCTATGCAGCCAGACAGGGCACGACCTGCGCGGCTGCCGTTGACCCGTAATGTGGTCTCTCCTATGTTCTATCCGCCGAAAGGCGGGTGGCAAATCCAGCCTGTGCGAAAGCATGGGCTTTTCTTTTGCAAATTTTAGGCGCGGCGGAACAGAAGAATCTGCAGAGGTGGGTTAGAGGGAATAATACAGGAAGGTGGTGCTATGGCGAAAAGGCTGACTGATAAGGAAAAGAAAAAAATTGTTGCTTCGTATGTCGAAATGGGAAGCTTTCGGGCTGTCTCTCGCAAGCATGGCATCGCGCCGGTAACTGTAAAAAGGATTTGCGAAGCTTCGGGCGATTTAGCCCAGAAAGTCGCGGAGAAAAAAAGACAGAACACCGAGGACGTGCTTCTCCACATGGACAAGCAGAAAGCAGAGGTCTGCGAAGTCCTCGATACATACCTGAAGGCGTTGAAAGACCCGGACAAAATCCGGAAGGCGGGCGTGCTTCAGATCGCCACTGCTATGGGTATTGTGATCGACAAATACACCGCTACCGCCACGCAGGACAGAGCACTTGACCGTCTGGACGAAGTTCTGGAGAAGATCGGGGGCGTGATCTGATGGCGTTTACCGAAAAACAGCGGGAATTCCTCAACTGCGCTAACCACCGTTGGAACTTCAAAACGGGGGCGACCCGTTCCGGAAAGACCTACCTCGATTATTTTGTGATCCCCAAAAGAATCCGGCGCGTGAAAGACTTGCCCGGTCTTGTGGTGATCCTCGGAAACACAAAGGGGACCCTTCAGCGGAACATTATCGAACCGCTGCAGGATTTATACGGAACGGATTTGGTCAGCTCGATTCGGAGCGACAACACAGCGACCTTGTTTGGTGAAAAGTGCCACTGCTTAGGCGCGGACAAGATCAACCAGGTGGACAAAATCCGCGGCAGCTCCATCAAATACTGCTATGGCGATGAGGTCGCCACATGGCACGAGGACGTGTTTACAATGCTGAAATCCCGTCTGGATAAGCCATATAGCAAATTTGACGGCACACTCAACCCCGAGGGACCCCATCACTGGATCAAGGCGTTCCTCGACTCCGATGCGGATATTTACCGGCAGGATTACACACTGGACGATAATCCCACCCTTGACCCTGCCTTTGTGGAAAATCTAAAAAGAGAATATGCCGGCACTGTCTACTATGACCGGTATATCCTCGGGCTGTGGACGGCGGCAGAGGGTGCAATCTATCGACAGCTTGCTGACCGACCGGCTGATTTTATGATCGATGAGATTCCGCCTATTATGTTTGCCACTATCGGCGTAGACTTTGGCGGAAACGGGTCGGCTACGGCGTTCAACTGCACCGGGTACACTCTGGGGATGCGGCAGGTAGTTACACTGAGAGAATACTACAAAAAAGCGATCATTTCCCCGGCGGAACTTGAGCGGGACTTTGTTCAATTCGTGCAGGAATGCCGAAGGGATTACATCATTGCGGACGTTTACGCGGACAGCGCAGAACAGACGTTGATCCAAGGTCTGCGGACGGCGGCGGACAAGGCGCGGCTGCCGGTGATGATCCACAATGCAAGAAAGGGACCGATCAACGACAGAATCCGGTTTTTTTGCAGGCTTCAGGCAACGGGACGGCACAAGATCGCCCGCTGTTGCCCTGAGACCTTGCAGGCGTTCCAGACTGCTGTCTGGGATTCCAAATACACTACAAAAGACGTGCGGCTTGACGATGGGCGGCACAATATCGACAGCCTGGATGCGCAGGAGTACGCGGTCGAGGCTGTCACGCGGCAGATATTGACACTGTAAAGGCGGTGGAATAATGTTTGAGACTTTGCGGAAGGCGGTGAGGAACATGATCCAGAAAAGCGGCGCAGAGAGCGGGCTGTCTAAACAGTTCAAGGACATCTTTGAGCTGGGCGGCGTTCCTGCGTTTAATCAGTTTTACTATTTCGGCATTTTCCCGTGGAAATATGTTTTCCGCGGCTATTATAAGCCGTGGCATCTTGTGAAAGCCCCGACCATTGCGGACCCGAACCACATGCGAGACCTTGCCCGCTTAAACATGGCAAAGGCGGTCAGCGCGGAGCTGGCGGGGCTGGTCTGGAACGAGCAATGCGCTGTGGCTGTCTCACAGGAAGGGGCTGAAGATCAGCCGCTGGATGAGTTCGTGCAGGAGATTCTGCAAAAAAACAACTTTTGGACAAAAATGCAAGAACACATCGAACAGAGCATGGCACTGGGCGGCGGTGCGCTCAAGGTCTGGGTCGAGCACCGCAGAGATCAGAACGGCGACCCGATCCCCGGATCGGAAGAGCTGAAGATCGGCTATTGCATGGCGGATCAGTTCGTCCCCACCGCTTGGAACAATGCGGAAGTGACCGAGGGCGTTTTTATCAGCCGCGAAGCAAAGGGCGGCTATTATTACACCCGCTTGGAGTGGCACAAATGGGACGGGGAGACCTACTGGGTCACCAACGAACTTTTCAGAGCAGATCAGAAAAACGGATCACAGGAACCGCAGGATATCCTTGGATTCCGCTATCCACTCGAAACGATCTACCCGGAATTGTCGCCCGAAACATCTTTGCAGGGCATCGAAAACAGCCTTTTTGCCTACTACCGGACAGCGATTGCAAACAACATCGACGACAATAGCCCGCTGGGCGTGTCGATCTACGCCAACGCAATGGACACGCTCCACGCCCTGGATGTTTGTTATGATTCGCTGGCGAACGAGTTCCGGTTGGGCAGAAAAAGGATCATCGTGCCCGCTTCCATGGTGCGCACCGTTACCGACCCGCAGACCGGAGCGGTCCGGCGTTACTTCGATGCAACAAATGAAGTATACGAAGCCCTCAGCACGGACGACCCCGACTCGCTGAAGATTCAGGAGCAAAACACAACCCTGCGGGTCGATGAGCATATCGATGCTATCAATGCTTTGCTGTCGGTTCTGTGCTTGCAGCTGGGATTTTCCGCCGGGACGTTTACCTTCGACCGACAGAGCGGGATCAAGACTGCCACCGAGGTCATCAGCGAAAACAGCAAAACCTTTAAGACCGTGAAATCCCATCAGCTGCAGGTAAAAACGGCTATTGAGCGGGTGGTCGATTCCATCATTGAAGTGGCTGCTCTGTACGATCTGCAATGGAACGGGCTGCGGATCAAAGACCTTGCCGCGAAAGGCTGGGAGCGAAAAGTTACTTTTGACGATTCCATTCTGCAGGACCGGCAGACCAACATCAACGAGGGCATCCTTCTTGTGGGCAATGGTTTGATGAGCAAAAAGACCTTCCTTGTGGAAAAGCTGGGTTATACCAGCGAAGAAGCAGAGGCAGAACTTGAAGCAGTTCGAAACGAGGGAGCGGTGTCTGGCGGCGTTCTCGACCGTCTTTTTGTGGGCGGTGCTGAATAGTGGCAAAACTGGACAAAAACACAGCTCTCCGGCTGTCTGAGCCGATAGAAGAAGCCTACCTCGAAGCGGTTGACCGGCTGATCCTCAACATTGCCAAGCACCTGAAAAGCGGCACGGCGATCAGGACGGCGGGGTGGGAACTCCAACGGTTGCAAGAGATGGGACAGCTTACCGCCGAAAATGCAAAGATCATAAACGCAGCGATAAAGCAAATCCCTGAGATTATAAAAAACACCTTGGACGAAGTCAGCCGGATCGCACTTGAGGATATCGATAAAGCGATAGCCGAAGCGATAGCCAAGGGACTGATCGAACAAGCCCCGACCGACAACGTCACCGGCTTGCTGGATGATCTGGCGCGGCAAGCCATTGATCAGATGAACCTTGTTAACACCGTCATGCTGCAATCCTCGCAAAGTGCATACCTTCAGGCGGTGCAGGGCGTTGTCCAATGGGAAAATCAAGTCCTTGCGGGCGCAGAGAAAACCACCGTGCAGAGTCTCATGAACACTTCGGCGACATCGGTGCTGACAGGAGCGGAAACGCGGCGGGTAGCTCTAAAAAAGGCAATCCAGCAGCTGAACCGATCGGGGATTTATGGCTTTGTTGACCGAGCGGGGCGGCATTGGTCTCCGGAAGCATATGTGAATATGGATATCCGGACAACTGTGCACAATGCGGCGGTCCAGTCCATCCGAACCCGTCAGGAAGATTACGGCAGCGATGTGTTCCAGGTATCGACCCACGCAGGAGCACGCCCGCTTTGCTATCCGTGGCAGGGCAAGTTCTTGTCATGGGGGAATCAAGGCGGAACGTTTACCGACGGGAACGGGAGAAAGAGAAGCTATATTTCGATTAACGAGACAAGCTACGGAGAACCGGCTGGGCTTTTTGGTATCAACTGCGGGCACTACCCGATGCCGCAAATTCCCGGCGTTACGATCCCGCAAAGCCCCGATAAGATGAGCAAAGAAGAAAACGATCGCATTTATCGAGAAAGCCAGACACAGCGATATCTTGAACGGCAGATCAGAGAAGCGAAAAGGGAGAAAGCCGCATACGAAGCGGCGGGACTTTTCGCCGATGCGAAAGATATGGATGCGGTGATCCGGCAGCGGCAAGCAGACATGCGGGCGTTTATTGATGAAACAGGCAGAGCGCGGCGATATGACCGCGAAAGTGTAAAAGGATAGGAGTGGAAACCATGAACGAATACCAGAAACTGCTGGCATTTCTCAAAATCACCGGCGAAAACCTGAAAATCCTCCACCATAACCTCGTGGGCGGCGACTGGTTCGCAAACCATGAGCAGCTGGGTGAGTATTACGAGAAAGTGGCGAATATCGCAGACGAAGCAGCCGAGCGCGGTCTTTCGCTCGGCTATAAAGAGCCGGCCATCGGCGAGGCGGTTCTTCTGTTTCAGTCGGACATCCTTCCGGCAATGGACAGAGACACGAGGGAAAGCTTCGGCGCGGTAGCGGCAGCCTTCCGCAGCATTGCGGGCATGATGAACGCAGCCAAAGCGATCACCCCGCCGGACGTGCAGAACAAGCTGGACGAATGGATTTATTCCTTCGATTTCGAAGCTGACTATAAACTCGCCCGCCTTTTGGGGAAAACTCCCGAAGCTTCCGCAGAAGAAGAGTGGGACGATTAAGGAAAGGAGGGAAACACCGTGGCAAAATGCAAACATGCGTGGGTCACCGTGATGGTTGACCCGTACACCACCAAAACCGTTTGTGTTCATTGCGGCGAAGAGAAAGCCGACAAAGAACAGAAAGACGAAAAGCCCGAAGAATAGAAGGGGGTGATCCTCTTATCTCCCGCGCAGGGTTAAGCGTAAAAAACGAATAGCAAGGGCACAGACCTTTTTATTACCAACTCGCCCGCCGGGGCGGAAAACCGGCACTCGCCTCTCGTCTGGGGCGGTAAAGAAAGGACGGAAAACTA